CTGGAAAATAACAGCGCAGCAGGGTTGACAAAATGTCAAACCCTCTAAGGAGTTAAACAATGCCAACAGACGCAACCGGTGGAATACTAACTAGCCTAAATACAGGTGCAGTCAATGGAGGTCTAGGAGAACGAGTTCTTGTAGACTACAAAGATGTAATAATGGACTACAAGGTCACAGACCTTCCAGTTATGCAATTCTTTGCTGACCCAATGACGACCGATACAGGCGGTAATATTGATATTACTTTCGCAAGACCTAGCATGAAGCTAGAACAAATAAACGAGGGAACAACCCCTGAATACCAACACACTAAACTAAGGTCCGAGAGAATCGCAGTTAAAGAGTGGGGTATAGCAATAGGTGTTACCCGAAGAATGATTGAAGATTCAAGGTTCAACGAAGTTGAAATGGCTTTGAATGAAGCACGCAGAGCTGTAGACAGACACTTGACAGAACATGTTGTTAAAGTAGTATTTGGTTCAGACGCTGCCGATGCAACATTTGGAACTATTGCAATTACCGCTGCAACCACAGAAGCAACAATCACAACGTTCGCAACTAACCCATCATCAGGTTTCCTTGGTGACGGAATAGTAGCAGCAGATGTAGACAGTGGAAGCTCACGTGTTAATTCGTATGGTAATGAAACCGACGCAAGATTAATCCGTAAGATGTACCACAACAGTGCCGCAGGAGCAGCAGCAGGTAATTTCGCTTTAGCTGATGTCCCTAAAGGTATTGACCACATCGCTACGCACGGATACAACGCAACTCACATTTTCTTATCCCCAGCACATTATCACAAATTATTAAACATTGGTGATTTCGTAACGGCCTTCACGACCGCTAGTGGTGGAGAAGCAGGAGATGCAGCAAATCCAACAACTACTCTCAACAACCCTGAGAACCCTTTCAACACAACCGCTAAGACTGGAAAAGTCGGAAGCTTATATGGACTTGATGTTATAGTCAACGCCTATGTACCTTCAGACAGATTCGGTGTTTTCGACTTGACTGTTAAGCCAATGGCTTACGTAGAAAGACGCCCATTGACTGTAGAAGAAGCCAATCCCGGATTCGGAATTGTCGGCTCTTACATGTCTATGAGATATGGTTTAAAGATTGTTAGACCAGAAACTGGATTTATCGTAATTAACGCTTAGATTGAACTAACTTTAATTCAAGGTTCGGAGGGTACCTCAAACCCTCCACCCAGTACTGGAGCGTTCCTAAATGTCAAAAAATTATTCTAAAGTTTTAAGAAGTACAAACTCTTTTGGAGGTACAAAAAATTACATAAGGAGCGAAGTCGCTGGCGGTACTGGCTCACAAGGTTCTCAAGGTATTCAAGGTTCTCAAGGTTCTCAAGGTACGACAGGTACAACAGGAACACAAGGTAATACAGGTACACAAGGTAATACAGGAACACAAGGAACTACAGGAACACAAGGAACAACAGGTACTCAAGGAACAACAGGTACTCAAGGAACAGCAGGTTCTGGTGGTGGTTCAGGTACTCAAGGTACACAAGGTACACAGGGTACTCAAGGTACACAAGGTACTACAGGAACACAAGGAACTACAGGGACACAGGGAACTACAGGAACACAAGGAACTACTGGAGCTCAAGGTACAACTGGAACACAGGGTACTACGGGAACTCAAGGAACTCAAGGAACACAGGGAACTGAGGGACTATTCGGTGGTAACAGTATAGAATTTAATTATAGCAGTTTCGATATTACTGCTGGCTCTCCCGGCCAAACTAATGTCGGATTTAATATTGCATTGCCCGGAGGTGGTGGTACACCTAATTATGGTTTAATTTCTAAAGTTGGTATTTCTGACTTTGATATTAACACTACAGATGTCAGTGATTGGAACGATTCACTGGATGATGGTACTAGCACAGTAAGAGGGCATTTACGGATTTTTAAGACTGATGATTCAAATAAATATGTTACTTTTAACATTACAGGGTCTAATGTAGCTGGAGGAGTAGGTGTTACAGCTTACGAGGAAGTACAAGTACAGTATGTTGATAATAATGGTTTTTTCACAAATGGTGATGATATTGTTGTTTCATATGTAAAAAGTGGTGACTTAGGAACGCAAGGAGCTACAGGTACACAAGGTAATACAGGAACACAAGGAACTACAGGTACACAAGGTACAACTGGTACACAGGGAACTACAGGAACTCAGGGAACAACTGGAACTCAGGGTACAACTGGTACTCAAGGTACTACAGGTACGCAAGGAACTGATGGAACACAAGGAACAACAGGTACACAAGGTACAACTGGTACTCAAGGAACTACAGGAACTCAAGGTACACAAGGAACACAAGGAACTACAGGAACTCAGGGTACAACTGGAACTCAGGGTACAACTGGTACTCAAGGTACTACAGGTACGCAAGGAACTGATGGAACACAAGGAACTCAAGGTATCAAAGGAGATACAGGAGACACTGGAGCTCAAGGTACAACTGGTACTCAGGGTACAACAGGAACACAAGGAACTACAGGTACACAAGGAACAACAGGAACACAAGGAACTGATGGAACACAAGGTACACAAGGAACACAGGGTACAAATGGTACTCAAGGTACTACTGGTACTCAAGGAACGACAGGAACACAAGGAACTACAGGTACACAAGGAACAACAGGAACACAAGGTACTGTTGGTGCTACTGGTGGTGGAGGTGCTACTGGTTCTCAGGGTATCAAAGGTGATACTGGAGATACTGGTTCTCAAGGTACTACAGGTACGCAGGGAACTACAGGTACGCAGGGAACTACAGGTACACAAGGTACAACAGGTACACAAGGAACTACAGGAACACAAGGTACTCAAGGTGCGATAGGAACTACTGGTTCACAAGGAACCACAGGAACTCAAGGTACAACTGGTACTACAGGAACTCAAGGTAATACAGGAGCTACTGGCGCACAAGGAACTACAGGAACACAAGGAACTACAGGTACGCAAGGAACTGATGGAACACAAGGTACAACTGGAACTCAAGGTACTGCTGGTACAGTTACAGGTGGTTCACAAGGTGCTGTTGGTACACAGGGAACTGATGGAGATACTGGAAGTCAAGGAACTACAGGTACACAGGGTACAACTGGTACTCAAGGTACTACAGGAACTCAAGGTACTGTTGGTGCTACTGGTAGTGGAGGTGCAACTGGTTCTCAAGGAACTACAGGTACACAAGGTACAACTGGTACACAGGGAACAACAGGTACACAAGGAACTACAGGAACTCAGGGTACAACTGGCTCTCAAGGTACTACAGGTTCTACTGGTAGTGGAGGTGCAACTGGTTCTCAAGGAACTACAGGAACTCAGGGTACAACTGGTACACAGGGAACAACCGGTACACAAGGAACTACAGGTACACAAGGAACTACAGGAACTCAGGGTACAACAGGAACACAAGGTACAACAGGAACACAAGGTACAACAGGAACTACAGGAGGCACAGGAAGTCAAGGAGCTGCTGGAAGTAATGGTGGTACAGGAAGTCAAGGTACACAAGGAACATCTGGTGGTTCAGCATCTCAGGGTACAACAGGAGCTACAGGAACACAAGGAACTACAGGTACAACAGGAAGTCAAGGTACAACTGGAACTCAAGGAACTAATGGAACTACAGGAAGTCAAGGTACAACAGGAAATACTGGTACTCAAGGTACTCAAGGTATTAAAGGAGATACAGGTTCTGGTGGAGCTACTGGTTCACAAGGAACTACAGGTACAACAGGAAGTCAAGGTACAACTGGAACTCAAGGAACTAATGGAGCTACAGGAAGTCAAGGAACTACAGGTACAACAGGAAATACTGGTCCTCAAGGTACTCAAGGTATAAGAGGATTAGAAGGAGCACAGGGTGCTCAAGGAATATCTGGTGGTTCAGCATCTCAAGGTACACAAGGAACACAAGGAACTACAGGTGCTGGAGGAGGCACAGGAAGTCAAGGTACAGCAGGTTCTAATGGTTCTACAGGTACACAAGGTACAACAGGAAGTACAGGAAGTACAGGAAGTACTGGTTCTCAAGGTACAACAGGAACTCAAGGTACACAAGGTGTTAGAGGTCCTATAGGTTCAACAGGACCACAAGGAACTAATGGTTCTACAGGTTCACAAGGAACTACAGGAGCTGGAACACAAGGAACTGTAGGAGCTCAAGGATTACCGGGAGACCCCGGAACACCGGGTGGTGCAGGTTCACAAGGTACACAAGGTATTAAAGGAGATACTGGTGGTGGAGGTTCTCAAGGTACTACAGGAACACAGGGAACTAATGGTTCTACAGGAACACAAGGTACTACAGGAGCTGGAACACAAGGAACTACTGGTTCTGGTGGTGGTACAGGTTCTCAAGGAACTGCTGGTTCAAATGGTTCTGGAGGTTCACAAGGTTCTCAAGGTACAACTGGTGCTACTGGTGGTGGAGGAGGTGGAGGTGGTACTACACTTTCACACGGAGGTTCTGGTGGTGCATCATATAACGTACCCGGACCGGGAGCTCCAGTATCATCTATGACATCTGGTGCACCATTAGAAATGTTTGATATGGCTGGCGGAGGTTTCGTAGCTAATGGTTACGTTCACGGAACAATAGGTGGAGTGGTCTATTATTGGCCATCATGGACAACATAATGACGATAGCTTTAAATACAATGAGGAGATATATTTAATATGAAGGTTGAAGAACGTGATGAACTTTTAGTCCGAATGGATGAAAGAGTAAAGACTGTCTATAATAGAATGGATAGATTCGAAACGCTTTTCACAAATCACTTAGCACATCACGAAACGTGGGAAAAGGAAATGAATACCGAACTGAGGTGGGGTATTGGTCTTTTAACTACTGTCGTGGCTGGGTTAATCGCAGCAATGAGGTTTATGTAATATGGCACTAGATATAACTTGGAACAACGTAATACGCACACGCACCCGCTTGTTAGCAGGGTCATCGCCTGATGAGGTAGATATTGATACATTAGATATTACTTTAGATATGGCAGCGGAATGGTTTCAAGACCAAACTGGTTTAACTTACACACTTAACGCAGAGAATTCTTATGATAATGCAGTAATGTATTATGCATGTTACCTTTTATGTATGGTTCAAAATGGAGTTGGAATAGAAAGAATACAAGTAGGAGATACTTCTGTTTATTATGATAACGCAGATTATATTCATTTCAAAGAATTGGCAGACCAAACATTATTAATAAAACTTGGATTGAGCATAAAAAGAACTTCTTACAATGCTTCACCATGGTTGGGAACAGTCAACTGGAAGAAGAACGTCGTGGGAGTGGATGGCACTTTGAATATGTATCCACCTGTTGACGGGGTGGACTGATGAATGACTACAACTTACTTCAACAACTATAATAGAGTAAAACCCGGACATATAAACTTTCCAAGAGTATTAAGAAACTTTAATCAAAAAACAGGACAAGTCAGAGGTATAGTATGGCATTCCCCTACACAATACGCTACAGATGCTTATGGAATACCAACTACAGTAATTAACAGACAACAAATGGAAGTTCCTGATTTACTTGCTAAAATACAACCTGTCACTACTAAAGATTTCCAACTTGCTAAAGAAGGTAGGTGGATAACTGGTGCAGCTAAGATTTTTATACCAAGTATGGAATGGTTATTTAAACATTATTCTATCAGTAGTGGGTTAGGTGGTTTTCAGTCTAATTATGGTCAAGGAAATAGAATAAGACCATGGGACCCTGAAAATGGTAATCAGCTTCCAATGGCTATAGATGGTTTGATGGATAATGTATTTTATGATAAAGAAGCAGATATATTAGATTGGAGATATATAATAGAAAAGTCAGGTTCTACAAATTGGAGTGCAACTACAAATTATGCAACTCAGCTAGGTAGTGATTGGGGTTTATTTACATCAGATGCATCTAACTCAGTTACTCTCAGTTCAGATAACGATTCCATTACTATAGTAGTATCTGGTACAAGCAACAGTAATACATCAGGAACTATTTTCTTTTACAATGGTGAAATGTGGCCAGCACTTAATGCAGCTAATCGATTCTCCTTTGAATATTATACACCAGTTACAAGTTCTACTTCAAAAGCAGTACAATCCATGACTCCACTGATTATGAGAGTTAACGGAGCAGCTACTGGGTATGATTATCAATATATTAAATATGGTTACACAGGTAACACAACACAAGGTCTAAGTACAACACAAGCTTCAGGAGAATGGCAAAAATATGATTTACCTTTTAATTCTGGTTCAGTATTAGCTAACTCAGTAGGAACTACAACAGGTTCTCAGTTAACTACCTCAGTTCGTACAGGGATGAGTTCTTGGTTAAGAGAATCTACAGATGGTAAAGGTCAGACTTATGGTCAATCATATTCTGCTATACGAGATACACCTAACACAGGTAGTTTAAATAATAATGCAGCTGCTACTTACCCATGGGCTATATTAAGTGGTTCATCAAATGAGTATTACTTTGGTATGAGATTTAAAACTCCTGCCCTATCAGCAGGACATACAGCAACAATTAAACTGAGAAACTTTAAATGGTATAGAGCTATTCCATGGTCAGTTCACTCAGTTAAAGAGCTAGCAGACTATCAAGTATTAAATTGTGTTAGAGATGATGGACAAAGTCTAAATCAACAAGTAGCACAAGCAGAAGGAGTACAACCGTTATGATTTATGCAGCAGAAATAGAAAGAAGAACAATTATGGTGTTTACACAAGCTAATTGGGATAAGATGCCCGATTTCGCAAAACAAGCTTACCTTGATGACCCTTACTGTGAAGTAGAGGTAGTATAATGGCAGCTCCAGACCATCTAAATGAGATAGAGCGTAAACTTATCGATAAGCTCCGTACAGGCACTTACTCTACTAATAACGTCGGGGGCACAGCGACAGCATGGACAGACGGCAATGTTAATGTCTTTGGACAATGGCCCGCTACAGAATCATGCAAATACCCGTGTATCATAGTAGAGCACGTAGCTAATGGCTTAGAAGAGCAATTCTTTGGGCGCCATTTATCAGGTACCGCTGTAGGTGAAATTATGGGAGTAGGCTATGATATGTATGTAGCAGTGGATAACGACAGCCAATTTAGCGTTACGACAGCAGGCGGAACTGCGGTTTATAAAGGCAGACGTTTGCATAATTATCTCATGCAAAATTGCGCTAATATTCTTATGGATACTGACTTCAGTGGCACTAACACAGAGATAATAGAAAGACATTTTGCAGGCTTTAGGGAAATAATATTCGACCCTACTACAGAAATATGGTACGCAGTCTGCTCTATGATTATTACATTTAAGAATGACCGTCCTAACTGATGGCATACGAACAGTCTGATTTATACACATATCATGGTAGTGATTACTATAAGAACTCTCAAGATGTATTAACTGTATTAGAATCAGGTTTTTATCCTTATGTACCTTTTACGAAAGGTATGGAGTTAAGATTACACAATCAAATTATACAAGCACAACCCGGAGGACTTACACAACAGAGTTATGAGATGCAGTTAGCTAATTATGAAGCTTCTGTAGAAGACCCTGTCAATAAGAAACTAGACCAAACGATTGCTACTAGTATGGGTCTGAAAGGAGATATGAGGAAAGCAGGAGTTGAAATAGGTAATAGACTATCTAATGTAGTTACAAATAAACAGACTTCTTTTGCTCAAGGTATACCACCTCGTTTAACCAACCGTCCTATTAATATCCCCGGAGAAATTGCAGTAGATGTAGTAGCTCAAAACATATTTGATAAGATGGCAGCTAGAGATAAAAACTTTGGTAGAGAGTTCGAACTTGGTGCAAAGTTACCTAAAGATGCATTACAACAAGGTTTCGATTACGACCCTGAAAAAGCAGGTGATGAATTTGCAGTTATATTAGAAACTCTTAAAAACAAAGGTGTTGCGAAAACAAACAAAGTAGTAGGAGTAGAAACAACTATAGCTAGAGGTGGAAAGTATTTCCAACAAATAATGAATCAAGGATATAAAGGAGCTGAGTCTATGTCACAAGAGATGTGGAAGAAAGGAGTTAAAGATGTAGATGCGTTTACTAAAAGGTTAACTGGAAAGTATGGTGATGCTAATGATTTAAAAAAGATAAGAGATTCAATTAAATCAGATGATAAGTCATCTAAACATATGGGTGAATCCTTAAATCTTATTGAAAGACAGGTATTAGACCGTTTGATAGGTATAACGTCTGTAATAGGACAAAACCCAGAAAAAGATAGATATCTATATCATATGCCTTTAAAAGGAGATGATGGTTTATGGACTAAAGCAGGTATATTAGTTATAGGTATTAAAAAGGTTGGTGGCAAGTATGAAGGGTTTGCTAAAG